ACATATATATCATGGTCAACAACAGGGTGAAGGTCCTGTTGGAGAAATGAATGGAAGGTATGTTGATGTAGTTAATACTATATGTCCATGTGCTGGTCTTTCTTCTTTAAACGTTGCACCATCTGGTAATGCAGAAATAAATGATTATATGACTAAGACAGCTAAGCATGTATTAGAAGAAATAGGTCCAAAAGTATTATGGGGAGAAAATGCTCCAAGACTAGCTACTAAATTAGGTGAGCCAGTCGTAAAAAAATTAAGAGCTATAGCAAAAAAGAATGGGTATACCTTCTCTTTATATAAAACAAAAAGCTTATTACATGGATTAAGTCAAGTTAGAGATAGGTCATTTTATTTTTTCTGGAAAGGTGACCAAGTACCTATGTTTGATTGGTATAATAGACCTAACGAAAGAATAGAAGACACAATACGTAGGGTTAAAAGGGACCCACAAGACCCGATGTCTGCATTGGCTAACACTAAAACACCATCTAAGGATGACCTTTATTATCGTTATGTGTTAGAAGTATTACATAATGGAATGAAGCATAGTGACTTTGTTAAAACAATAAAGAAGAGTTGTAATATTCAAGACTATATTGAAAGACATAGCGATTATCATCAATTAGCAAAATGGCTTGATGGTTTAGGTGAAACTAAAGCAGCAGAAAAAGCTAGAAGAAATGCAGCAAAACTTGAAGGTGGTGGTAATATAATGAGACGTACAAGTGAAATACCAGCCGATTATATAGGTGCATTCGTAGGTCATATGCCATTAAGTCTAACTCACCCAGATGAAGATAGATACTTGACATATAGAGAATGTATGGAGATTATGAAATTACCTAATGATTTTAATATTATAAACCCTAAGAAAAATCTTAATCACTTGTGTCAAAATGTTCCAGTGACCACTGCAATGGATATGGCATATAATATTAAAAGATTTTTATACGGTAGGTCAGAAATGATAAATGATGACTTTGTTATACAATGTAATAAGTCACATACAATTCAAACTACCCCATCAACTTTAGATAAATTTATGTAATCTGTTTACTTTTATGGCATTTTATGTTATAATAGTATATTGAATAGGAGAAAGATATGACAACTGATGAACGTATCAACACAATTAAAGTACTTCGTAATGAAGTAGAATTTTTAACACTACGTATTAGAGAACGTGGAACTGGACATTTGCATACAACGATTGGTGTATTGAATGAACGTATTGATGAATTAATTAAAAATGGAATGATTGATAAATCAATTGGTATGAAAGAAAAATACGGTAGAGCAGTTGAAACAATAAACGTAGGTTTAGAGGAGTTAGGATAATGGGTATAATGGATAAATTGCAGAAGAATTCTAGGATTAAAGAGACAGATATTCTCAATCAATCCAAGATTTTTTCTAACCAAGAGATGGTAACCACGAAGGTTCCAATGATTAATGTCGCTTTATCAGGAGACCCTGATGGTGGATTAACCTCAGGACTAACTGTATTGGCAGGACCATCTAAGAATTTTAAAACTTCTTTTGGATTATTAATGGCGGCAGCATATTTAGAAAAATATGATGATGCTGTTCTATTATTTTATGATTCAGAATTTGGTTCACCCCAACAATACTTTAAGTCGTTCGGTATCGACACTTCCCGAGTACTCCATAGTCCCATTACTAATGTCGAGGAACTGAAGTTTGACCTAATTAATCAATTAGAGAATATTGAACGCAAAGATAAAGTTATTATTATGATTGACTCTATTGGTAACCTTGCTTCTAAAAAAGAATTAGATGATACTATGAGTGAGAAATCTGTAGCAGATATGTCAAGAGCAAAAGCTCTTAAAGGTTTATTTAGAATGTGTACCCCTTATTTGACAATGAGAGATATTCCATTACTTGCAGTTAATCACACATACCAAGAAATTGGTTTATTCCCTAAGGCTATTGTATCAGGTGGTACAGGTATTTATTACTCAAGTGATAATATCTGGATTCTTGGTAGACGACAAGAGAAAAAGGGTACAGAAATTATGGGCTATCACTTTATTATTAATGTTGAAAAATCTAGATTTGTTAAAGAGAAATCTAAAATTCCTATTAGTGTTACATGGGAAGGTGGTATTGAACAATATTCTGGTCTATTAGATTGTGCAATGGAAGGTGGCTATGTAGTTAAACCTTCTATGGGCTGGTACTCTAAGGTTGATAAAAAGACTGGAGAGATAGAAGATAAAAAGGTTCGTCAAGTTGAGACTCTTAAGGAATCATTTTGGAAACCTATCTTTGAAAATACAGATTTTAAAGAATATCTTAAACGTAGATATGAAATTGGCCATGCCGATATGATTAAAGTCTCGCATTTAGAAGAGGGGTGGGATGCAGATTGAAACCTTAATTCTTCGTAACTTAATGCTCAATGAGGATTATACTAGAAATGTAATCCCCCACATAAAACTCCGATACTTTGAAGAACCTTATAGAGCTGTCTTTAATGAGATAGTTAAATTCGTTAATAAGTTTTCTAAGCTACCCAGTGCCGATGCGCTATCAATTGAATTAAGAAATAATACTAAAGTTGGTTCCGATTCTCTAGCTCTTATTCCTGAAATAAGTATTCAAAAGGGAGAGGAAACTGTAGAATGGTTGATAGAACATACAGAAAAATGGTGTCAGGATAGAGCAATTTATTTAGCAATCATGGACTCTATTAATATTATAGAGGGCAAACATGACACATTAGATAAGAACGCATTACCTGAAGTATTATCTGAAGCTCTTTCAGTTAACTTTGACTTAAGAGTAGGACATGATTATGTAGATGATTCTGATGCTCGTTATGAATTTTACCATAGAGCAGAAGAACATTTACCATTTGATTTAGAAATGTTTAATAAGATTACTAAAGGTGGTCTTGTTAATAAATCTCTTAACGTAGCTCTTGCAGGTACAGGTGTAGGTAAGTCTTTATTTATGTGTCACGTAGCGGCAGGTGCTTTGACTCAAATGAAGAATGTATTATATATAACTATGGAAATGTCTGAAGAAAGAATAGCTGAACGTATAGATGCTAATCTTATGAACGTACCTCTTGACCAGTTAGAGAACTTATCAAAAGATATGTTTGATAAGAAGATGCATAAGATAACTGATAAAGGTGTAGGCAAATTAATTGTAAAAGAGTATCCTACGGGAGCAGCAAGTTCTATTCACTTTAGAGCTTTATTAAAAGAATTAAAAATTAAAAGAGATTTTAAACCAGATTTAATTTGTATAGATTATTTAAATATTTGTGCCTCTTCAAGAATGAAGTCTATGGGTGGAGCAATCAACTCATATACTTATGTAAAAGCAATCGCAGAGGAATTGCGTGGCATGGCAGTAGAGTATAACTTACCTATTGTCACTGCCACACAAACCACTAGAACAGGATTTGCTAGTTCAGACATCGGGCTTGAAGATACATCCGAATCATTTGGTTTACCAGCAACGGCAGATTTAATGTTTGCTCTTATATCTACCGATGAGTTAGAAGACTTAAATCAAATAATGGTTAAGCAACTTAAGAATAGATATAATGACCCAACAGGTGCAAACAAAAAGTTTGTACTTGGTATTGACCGAGCTAAGATGAGATTATATGATGTAGAGGATACTGCGCAAACATTAAATGTAAGAGACGACACACCAGTAATAAATAAATATGAGGACTTTAATTATGAGTAATTTATTAACAGCTGAAGGTTGGGGAAGTAAATATACACACCTAGCTAAGGAAATATCTACATGGTCTAAAGACCCAAGCACTAAAGTTGGTGCAGTAGTTATTGGCGAACATGGTCAATTATTATCTCAAGGATATAATGGTTTTCCAAGGGGAATAAAAGATTCTGAGGAGAGACTAAATAATCGTGAAAGAAAATATGAATTGGTTGTCCATGCAGAGATGAACGCTATATATAATGCATCTTTGTCTGGTGTATCTTTAAAAGATTCTACTTTATATGTTTATGGATTACCTATTTGTAATGAGTGTGCTAAGGGAATAATTCAAGTTGGGATTAAAAAGGTTGTTGCTATGAGACCACAGATATATAATTCTCAATGGGATAAATCAAATAAGAATGCAGAAGCTCTACTTAGAGAAGCTGATGTTATGTATTTAATTGACGTAGAGGAAGAGTTATGAAACCAGGACCGTTAAAGTCGGCATTTGAAACAAGCACCAAAGGTGTTTTATATCAAGAATTTATTACATATAAAATTAATCTTAATGGTTGGTTGACTAAAGAAACAGTTACACGAAGCTTCAAGCATGATGGAAATTACCATGATACTACACATCATTTACCTCTCGTAAGGATA